GATCGACGAACGCCTCGGACTGCTTGTTGGCGTCGTGGATCTGGGACCCCATGTCCCACCAGCCCATCCACGGGGCTGTCAACGGGAAGGTGCGCAGGATCTGCCCGAAGCCCTGACCCCAGTCGATCAGGTCGCCCGTCGCGCCGTTGATGGCATCGCCCATGTCAATGAACAACGACGTGATCTCACCGACAGGGGCGATGAACGACGCCGTTGCGTCAGCGGCACTAGCGATGGCGTTCGTCATCCCGTCCGGTCCGCCGAGCGCGGTGGACACCTGCTGGATGGAGTTCAGGAACTCCTTGCCGATAACGATCTGCGCCTGGCCGACGGCAGCCGTGAGCGCCGCCTGCGTATTCGCGTAGCCACCCGCCGTACGGGCGGCGTCACCGATCGCGTTCTTAGCGTCGCGGAAGATCAACGTGTAGGCGGCCATTGCCTTCTGGCTAGAGTCCAGGACGCCCTTGCCGTCATAGATGCCCTGGTTGAACGCTTCCTGCCGCAACCGCGCGTCCGTCAGCGAGATCCCGTACCGGCGCAACGGTTCCATCTCACCCGAGATGCCCGACTTGATCGCGTCCAGGACCTCTTGCACGCTGCCCGCGTTGTTGAACGACTTGAGGTCCGCCGCCATCTGCACGAGGTTCTTGCTCATGTCGGCGGCCTGACGCTGACCGATGCCAAACGCCTCGAACAAGTTGCCGAACGTCCCAGCCGCCTCAATGGCCTGCTGCGACGTCAGGAACATCGACGTGACCGACGTGTCGGCCCAGCGCTCAATGTTCTTCGCGCTCATGCCGAACACGACCTGGGACTTCGAGATCGACTCGTTCAGGTCCGACGCCGCGTTGATCGACGAGCCGATCGCGGCCGTCACCCGGTCGAAGCCGACAGCGGCAGCCGCGCCGACGGCGATGCTCTTGAGCCCGTTGCCGATGGCCTGCCACTGGGCAGACGTCTTCGCGGACTGGTTCGCGGCGGTCCCGAGCGCCTGGTTGACCTTGTTCAGGCCGTCGATCGCGTCCTTTGTCTGGGCCGCAACCTTGATGACGATTCCGGGCAGGCCACCACCAGCCACTAGCGCCACCCCCCGGTGTACTTCGCGATGACGTCATCGATGGCGCGCTGGAAACGATCGATCGCACGGGCCTGCACGTCACGGACCGCGGGCAGCACCCAGTAGCCGGACTCGTTCCGGGGAGCCCGGTAGTGGTTCACCGGACCTGACGGGGCACGCCACCCCGTGCGGCCAGCCTTCGACCGGCCACCCTTCGGGCCGAACTCCGACCCCCACGCCAGCGTGGTGCGGAACGTCCGAGACGACGCGTCACGACCGGACGCCGCCCGCCCCTTGGCGCGCTTACCGCCGACCCCACGCCGGAATCCGCGCAGTGCCGGGTTCACGCCGCCAACCTGAACCATGATCAGCCGGTCCGACTTCGCCCGTGCCGTCTCCGCCATCGCCGGGGCGATCCGCGTCCGCGACACCCGCGCCGTCCGCTTCATCTGCGGGATCAGCAAGTCCTGAGCGATCGACCTCGCCGCCGCCCGCATCTCACGGTTGGCGGCCGTGCGGCGCGGCACGAGGTTGTCGTTGTCGTCCCACGCCAGACCGTCACCGATCTGGCCGAGGCGCCGAGACACTTCCTGCGCGTTCTGCCAGACGATCTCGAAACCGGTCGCCTGACGCCCGCGGCCACCGACGTACCCGCCGCCCGGGAGAGACCTCGCCACTGCGCCCCCTCAGTCGTTGTGGGTGCGCAGAACCGCTTCCATGATCAGCAACCAGCGTTCGTCGGGCTTACCGCCCTCGATCAGCTCCCAGGGGAGTCGTCGTCCGCCCCATCGGTAAGCGAGGCTTCCGATGTCGAGGTGGGCGGATTCGAGTCCAAAGGGACCGGATCACCGGAGCCCACGATGACGACGTTGTCGACCGTCAGAATCCAGTCGTCAAACGGGGCGCTCGGCTCGAGATGCCGGTACGCGAACCACAGCCGATCCTTGAGCGGGACGGACACATGGAAAGACGCCGACGACCTGTCGTGTGCCTTCTCCCATGCCACGAAGTCCGCGATGCCGACGGTGAAGTCTACCGGCTCGGAACCGTCTTCCCAGTAGACGCGCAGGTCAGCCTTCACCGGTCACAGCCCCCAGCCGGTGACGGACCCGACGGTCGGCCACGAGAGGTCCTGCGTCATCAGGTCACCGACGGCGCCACCGATCGGCGTCACCGAGTTGACGCGGCAGATCGCCGTACCCGCGACGGACGTGCCGCCGAGAGTTCCCGACGCCACGACCGTGGCGTAGGAGTTCGACGTGAACAGCGGGCCGATCGTCTTGTTAACGCTGCCGGCCGCGTAGTCGGACTGGAGGTTCAGGGTCACCGTCCCGGCCTTAAGGCCGTTGTAGGACTTCTCGTACTGCGACCCGAGGACGTTCGCCGACACGTCGGCCGCCGTCACCTGCACGGTGAACGCCGCACAGTGATCGGTGAAGTCGACGCCGTTGACGGTGACCGTCAGCTGGTCGGTCAGGATGATGGGTGCGGACATGCGCTGTGCTCCCTAGGCGATGGCGACGACTCGGACGGAGAACGTCGCGGCGAGGTGGTTGTCATCTGTCGCCAGGGGCGCGTAGCCACTGACCGACAGCACCTGGAGTGACCGCGCAGCGCCACCCAGAGACTTGTCCGCTTCCAAGGCGGCTTTCACGAGCGGGCACAACGCGTCCAGCGCGTCGCTGGCCTGCTCAATCGATGTCTTCTGGACGACCGCGTACAGCGTCCAGGTCATGTCGTCCGAGCCACGCCCCATGGACAGGTCGAACGTGGTCGTGAACGAATCCACGATCAGCATGGGCGGATACACCTGGTCGGGGTAGTACTTGCTGACCTGGATGTTCGGGACGGTCGTCAGTCGGTTGGCGAGACCCGTGCGGACAGCGGTGGTGCTCACGCGAAACCACCGGCCGCGAGCACGCCGTCACGGTGTGGGCGAAGCAGTTCGGCGATGTCTCCGTCGAGCTGCCGCGATACGTACAGCAGGCCCGTTTCCGGGCCGCCGCCGTACCCGAGAGGCGTCTCGGTCCGCTTGAACAGTCGCAGAGTCCACTGGATCGCCGCCCACGTCACTGCCGCCGGCAAGTCCGCGCGGCCATACGTTGCCGTGACCCGGACCGCAGCGCGGCCCGTCACCGGGAAACCTTTGGACCCGACAGCACGGACGCGGTTGTACGGCTTCGTGCTATTCAACGGCTCGGCCTGCCAGTCGTTTGACGTCCATGCGACTGACCATGTGCCGTCCAGTGACACGTCCGTCTCCACCAGCGTGACCGATGTGCAGTCCTCGACGTACACCAAGTCATCCGCGGCAGTTGCGTACACCTTCGCCGTCGCGGTGCCGTCGGCAGTGCCGAACGACCGCCCGCAGTGCGCGTCGATCGCCTCGCACGCGGCGTCCAGGCACAGTTGCAGTCGGTCGTTCGCGGCGGTGTAGGCGACGGTCCCGTACGACGTGATCGCGTCCTTGACCTGATCCAGCGTCGCGTAGCTCACGATGCCTCCTGCACGGTCCGGGACCATTCATGGATCTGGGTGCGCCAGGGTTCGGCCGCTGGGTTCACGTGGCCCGCGTAGGCGTAGTCGACGTCGATCCGGCCCGTGGACGTGAACCGTGCGCCTTTCGCTGCTAGGCCCACCCAGAACGCCCAGTCAGCGAGCGGTCCGAACTCCGGCAACATGAGCGAGTCGTCGAACAGGGAACGTCGGAATGCCGAGCCGCACGTGACCTCGTTTGCCTCAACGCGCAGGACTCGCTCCCGGGTCGGGTGCGGCATCCACGTCTGCCCCGTGTCGTACTGGAACCCGAACGCGACGACATCCGCGTCGTCCCGCTCGATCCCATCCAGCGCGGTCGGCCGGAACCGGTCATCGGCGCCGATCCACACCACCCAGTCGGTTCGCATCCGGCGCAGTCCTTGACGCCACAGGGCACCGAACTCCACGTTGGTGACGTCCAGCCGGAGCCATGACCAGTCCCGTAGACCCGTCCGCACGGGGCTCTCGGTCACAACCAGGATCTCGTCGGGCTGCGTGGTCAGCGCGGCCACGGATTCAGCCCACCCGGCGACGTGATGCTTGTACAGGTCCGACGCGACGACGCAGACACCGATGGTCACAGCCAGCCCCAGAACCGGTCGGGCTGCGCGGCCATGACCTCGCGCAGGTCACCTTCCTCGCGGCGTCCGGCGAGGTTGTTCGTCACGATCTCGCATCCCGCCGCTTCGGCTTCGATCAGCGTCCGCGGGCATGCGTCCACACCCTTGGGTAGGAACACGAACCAGCGGTGCCGGCTCATCGCGTCAAGAACATCAGTGCGGGGAGCATCGGTGATCCCGGTCAGCGGGACGCCCTGCTTGCTAGCACAGATGCGTGCCCCGATCCGCCCTTTCTGCGGATGGTTCCGCGCGGCCCACAGAGCCGCGTCAGGCCGTTGCTCGGTCCCCACGGGTACTTCGTCGAGATCGATCCAGCCGTGGCACACGAGCGGCTGTGCACCCGTCCAGGAGGCTTCCAGCGCGGCGTGCATGCTGCTCATGCACACCAGTGGCGTGGCGGCAGCCAGTAGGTGTGCACGCTCGGTGGTGCGGACCTGTGCGTGGTGCAGCCACACCAGTGGGTGTCGTTCAGCGAGCCGGGTCATCGCCTCACCCGACAGATGGTCGGTGCCTGTGACGATGACCCGGTCCGCGTCCATGGCCCGTTCCCACTGGTCCGGGGTGACGATGTCGATTGCGACTCCGGGGGGCCGCCGGTCGATCATGGCGGCGTCGGTCATCTCCGCGCCGCCGACAGCGCCAGGTAGCGCCCAACGGCCCGCGATCTCGCGCGGCACGTGATGCGTGACCCACGCAACCGTCGTCACGGCGCCAGCACCTTGAGGGCGGGCCGCCAGTACTGGTCGTACACCGCGTCGGCGTCGTACTGCCGCGCGAAGTCGATGGCCTTCTGTGAACGCTCCGACCCCCGCGCGTAGGCCGCCTCCAGCGCTTCAACGATCTCGCCCACGCCGGGCGTCAACCACCACGCGTTCTGTGACCCGCCATGCCAGAACGGCTGACCCTTGACGAGCCACCCGTCGCCACACAGCTCGGGTTGCGCCGTCCAGTCGCTCATCACGACCGGCGTGCCGCACGCCTGCGCCTCCAGCGGCGTCAGGCCGAAACCCTCACCCATCGAACAAGCGAGCAGGACGTCCGTCGCCGTGTAGATCGCGGCCAGCGCATCGGACGGGATGCTCAGCCGGTACGCGTATGGATCCACGAACGAGATCCGGTCCATCGGGGCACTCAGGCCGTCGAGATAGCCGCGGATGTCCAGGCCATTCATGGACGGCGACGCCTCCGTGTGGATGTACAGCCACACGTCGGCGTGCCGGCGCATCATCTCCACCGACGCGGCCAGGTTCTCCGGCCACGCCTTCCGGTGGATCACCCCGTCGGCCTTGTTCGCCTGGTTGATGGTGATGCACCACGCGTCATCCGGGACGCGCATCAGGTTGCGACCCGACGTCCCCTTATAGGTCGACGTCGGCCGCCACGTCGGCTCCAGCCCGTGCGGCGCGTACAGCGCCTCGATCCCCGCGTTCTCAATCTGCGCGAGACCGAACTTCGACATCGCGATCGGGGTCACGTTCGGCTTACGCAGGTACCGCAGCACGATCTCCGGCGCGGGCGTGTGATCGATCGGCACCCATGACGCGACCTGCGGCAATGGGTCCAGGTGGTCGCCGTAGATCCACGTGTCGTACAGCGTGATCAGCAGCGGGTCCGGGTCGGTGTTGTCGTGCGCCCACGCCTTCGCGTGCGCCACGATCGCGTCCTGCGAATGGTGCGCCAGGCCCTTCGGGTAGACGCGGACGCCGTTCCACGACGACACGAATCCCTCGGTGCCGTAGTTGTTCGCGATCGCGACCCGGTGCCCGTCCCGTGTCAACCGTGACACGACCTGCGCGGTCTGCGTCCCATACCCCGACGGGGCGAGGGGGTGGTTCGACGCCCACAGGATCGTTCGGGCGTCCGGGTTGACGGGGGGCGTGCTCGGCTTCCTGCCCATGCGAGGGCCTTCCTGTGCGCAGGTGAGTGCCCACCGGCCCGGCCCCTGCGCGAGCCGGGCCGGTGGACGTTGAGAGGTGCTCGCGAACTACTTCGTGAGCAGGTACTTCACGTGCGACGACTGCGGGAGACCCGAGTCACCACGCCACGTCGCCCGGAACGTCACGAGGCCGTTTCCGAACGCGTAGTCGTCGGACCGATCGAGGCGAATGCCACCAACCTGCCGCACGATGAAGGACTTGAGATCGCCCGCGACGAGCGACTTGGACGACGTCGCCAGAGCTGCCATGTGCGGGTTCTCCGTGGTCGGGTAGCCCAGCACCCGGTCGGGCTGGCCGAGGATGAGCGACGGCTGCCAGATGTAGGCACCCGCACCGTCCTGGACCTTGCGCATCTGCGCGATGGCGCTGGTCGCACCCATCACGCCGAAGCCCGGCATCCGGCGAACCGCAGCGTCCGTCGAGTACACGAGGTCGACCACATCGGTGTAGCCGAACGTGCCGGTCGTCCCCGAGGTGACGCCCGAGCCAGCCGACGTCATGATGCCCGTCGGCTGCGTGGTCCCGGTGCCGGTCGTCAGGTGCGCGTTGACGGCATACCCGACCGCCTGACCGACGTTCGTCGCGATGTAGCCCAGCAGGTCCACACCGTTGTCCTCCAGGATCTCCGTGGAGACCTGGAAGAACGTCGACTCCTTGAACGCCCCCAGGGTCAGGAACGCCTGGAACGTCGGGTCGGACTCGTTGAACCCGGCCGCCTCAGCGGTGACCGAGCCAGTCGAGTAGGCGTTCGTGCGCGGGATCTGGATGCTCTCGCCGCCACTGGTCGACAGGATGAACGCGACATCCAGCATCGGACCGGTGTAGCGGGCCAGCTCCATGATCTGCCCGTAGAACGACGTCGGCACCGGGGAGCCGGTCGACGTCTTGAGCACGTCGCGGTGCTCGATGTCGAGCGACCGGATCTCACCCTTCGCCAGCGCGCGAACCTGCGCCTCGACGTCGGCCTTCTGGCCCCGCTGCTCCGGCGCGTCCGGCTCGAGCTCGGGGTGGTCGGCGACGAACGACCGGATCTCGGCGTCACGCTCGTCGCGCTTGCGGACGTCCTCGAGCTGGGTGTTCCAGCTTGCGTAGTCCTCGTCGAACTTGCGGATCTGCTCCTGCTCCTCCGCGGAGAGCGCACGCTCAGCCTCGATCGCCGCGTCCACGATGGCACGGGCGTCGGCGTTGGCCTTGTTGCGCTTCTCCAGCAGAGCCTTCTGCTGCTCCTGCGACATGGCAGGTGCTCCTTTCGGCTTGTTGGGTGGGTGCGCAGGTGATGGCCCGCCGCGGCTCCGCAGGCGAAAGCACCCGACGCGGCTCCGCAGTCGGGTGAGTCAGTGGGGGTGCTACAGGTCGTCCCGCTTCTTCAGCAGGTCGGAAAGCGCCTGCAGCGCGGACAGGTCGGGCTCCGGCTCCGGTGCACGCTCCGGGCGGGCACGGTCCACGGCGTCGGCCAGCAGCGCCGCCTGATCGTCGGACAGCGCGCCCTCGGACAGCGCATCGAACGCCTCCGCGAGTGCGTCGATGTCTACGCCCGTGCGCTTGGCGAGGATCGGCAGCGCCCGGACGGCGGCCGTCGTCTGCCGGTACGCCGGGAAGCCGGTCACGACGGAGACCTCATGCAGGCGGAGCTCGTGGATCGTCCGCTCTGAGTAGTCGTCGTTCCACTTGTCCTTCACGACGGAGAAGCCGAACGACATGCCGGACACGTCGCCGCGCTTGACCGAGACCGACAGGTCCCGGCCGTAGGTGGTCTCCGGGAGGTCGATCTCGACAGGCACGCCGCGGTCGTCCTCGGACAGTCGCAGGGTGCCGGCGCGGGTCGAGCCGAGCACGAGGTTCGTATCGTGGTTGACGAACGCCTTGATC